TGACCAGTCCTGCACTCTTGAAAGCTGAAAGTATCACTTCTCACTTTCGATAAAGTAGGAAGTAGTAAGTAGCACTTCTCACTTCTAGCTATGGCTTGACGTTGAAAGTAGGACGTTGCACTTCTCACTTCTCACTTCTGACAAAGTAGGACGTTGCGCTTCTTACTTCTCACTTCTGAGTGTTTCACGTGGAACCCCCCTACCCCACGGGGACACCCATTTTCCGGACCCCAGTACCCCGACTAGGGGAGGTATATGAGTCCCGCTACGCTCATAATCCAGGTTACCTCAGAGATGTCGAGCTTGAACGGTGATCAGAAGGCAGCTAGTGTGTCTCTCGTGCGATTACAGGCAAAAGTGAAGGATTTATACGTGGAAACAAGAAAATGCCTCAGAAAGCCTTGTAGGAGGTCGGCACAAAATAATTAGACATAGTATCATAGGAGGCTGTGTTTGTGGTTAGCGCTAAGGTTAGCGTACACTAGGCAGTTACCCGTGTAAGGATTTTGAATACAGGAGCAAATATGAAAGAAGGGAAGAGCGTGTTTTGCTGGGGTGGGTATGAAGATTTAGATCTGAACACACGTCGGTTGATTCTACAGAAGAAGCTAGAGGCTTTGAAGGTGTTGCTGCTATGGGAGCAGGACGAAAGTGTGGTGTCAGCACTTATGGATATATCTGACACGTGGCGAGAGACAAGCGAGGGTAAGGCGGAAGGTGGGATGTTTCCATACAGGTTGAAATAAAGAAGAAAGGCTATTAAAACCTGTCAAGTTAAATATCATCCTAACTGCCCAATGATATCAGCTAGTTACAGAAGTGTTAGGCTTTTTTTTCAAAAAGTGTGGTATGACTACGCGCAGTGGTTTTCTAACCTTTTGAACAGCTTCGCTGTTATTGAAGTCCTCCGCTTTGCTACGGCCTTTGTCCCTTTCGAATCGCTTCGCTCCCATGAAATGGACGAGAAATAGTTATTTGGTAAGATTGTTTTTTTGAGTTTGAGGCGTCACCATATGTGCAGGTTATGGGGGAGGCGCAAGAGTTCAAATACCGAGGTGGGCCATTAGAGTTTGTTCACTTTCGAGCTAAGCGTCCTGATGGCACGATGTCTCCTCGTAAGTTCGTTCGTCTTGATGATGCCTGGGCTTCTGGCAACGAAGTGGTTGTTGTCGATGACTATGGCCAGGAGTTCTCTCTGTACCGAGCGTATGTCCGTGGTCTGATCTATCTCAAGCCAATACTGCCGAAGAAACGGCGCAGCGATCCAGTCTGATGTGGGTGCCTAGGTCTGTAAATCTGGGTGTACACACCATCGCTGTTGTCCGCAAAGACCTGCAGCCTGACGATGCCTACGGCATATTTGATACAGATACGCTCACCATATTTCTTGATAGCCGGTTAGAAGGAACTCTGCTTTATGAGACATTCTGTCATGAGCTTGTAGAGTGTCTGAATTTTTTCGCCGAAGCAGATATGGAACATCAAACAATCCAGGTGTTTGGTTTGCTGCTCGCTCAAGTATTGAAGTCTATAAAAGAAGAGAGAGAACCGGCAGGGGGGAAGCCAGCTCTCTCTCACCTAGGATAAACACAGCCCAGAACCACCTAGGCAATGTATATCTAAAGCGTAGCTGTATTTGTAGCACAAGTCAATATCAGTAAGGTGTCCCGCCACCCATTCGACTAGGCGAGCGAATGAGGGCGAGACTATGTCCGACTGAGATGAAAGACATATGACGACCAAGGAGGTGGTTGTCGTCTGGGATTTACTCATTCAACGTGAAGCGTTGTCAAGCACTGCAGCGGTAATATGTTGCGTCTCAGTTTGCGCGTACAGGTTTCGTCTGCTAATTCTATTATATGTCGCGACCAGACTTTATGCTTCAACCAATTGCTCCCTCCGGGACCTTGCCTAAGGGAGACATGCAGCCTGTACAGCCTGATCCGTATGCTGGTCCAGTCTTAGGGACAGCTGCGCTTGGATTAGGCACCGCATTTCCTTTGATCGGCGGAATCCTAGCTGGTTATGAGCTTGGCTCAATTGCGCGAAAGCTTATGCAAGGTGAAGAGCTAAACACGGCAGATTACGTAGCCCTTGCTGCCCCAGCAGGCGGAGCTGTAGCGAGCAGTATTTTGAAGAGAGCTCTTCCTGCGCTCAAAGCTTTGAAGAGTGCTGGTCGCACAAAAGAGGCAATCAAGTTAGAGCAAGAGATTGCAGGTGATATTGCTCAAGCGCTAAAGGGTCCTGCTGGTGTTCCTAAAGCTCCGGGCTCAAGATTCGCTAGTGGTGCAGGTCCAGATCTTAGAACAAGCACAAGAGCTGGAAGTGAAGTTGCATCAGATACAATAGCAGACCTTGGAGCCGACACAAGAGTTAGCGGCTCTGGAGCATTTGCAAGAGGAACTTTTCAAGATACGCAGCAAATTCCAATAACGCGAGTAGATCTAGGTCGAGCAGGAATTCGCGATACACAGATCTACGGTGGGCCTCCCGCAGGTGTACGTGATACGCAATTTCAAACAATGAACAACATTGCAGGCAGAGGCCCCACTCGTTTAGATACGAGAACCATGCCTCAGGCTATGTACCGACCAGAGAATGTAAACATGGCGACATCTGCCGGTGAACTTGTTCCGCTTACAGGCACAAGAACCTCGATTGGGCGTTTAGCAACAGGCTTAGATGAAGGCACTATGCCTGGGCAATTAGCCACGCGCATAGACGAAAGCACTATGCCGGGACGCTTGGCAACACGTATAGATACAGCAACACGTATGGATACGCCAATGAATGTGCCGGTAAACTTAACACCAAGCAGCTTTGTGTCTGGTCGGTCTTCTCCTCTTCGGCAGCCTCAACCACGCGCAACTCCGTTCAATACGGACCCAGTAGGTCAGGCGCGACCTATTCCGCAAGCGCGAGGGACCGATGGCGTAGGTCAAGCAAGACGAATTCCTTCTGCCCCAAGAGACACGATTGCCGAACAAGGTTTACCTGCTGGAATCAATGATACTATTGCAGACGGTATACCAGCTGCTTTACGCAGAGACCCTGCTGTTAGAAGTTACTCGGCCCCAAAAGCGATTGCTCTAGGTGGAGCAGCAGGCGCAACAGGCGCGTTAGGCTTAAGAGCCGCAACAGGAACAGGCATCTTCTCGCAAGAACAAAACGATGATGCTGTGCAAGCTAGCTCAATACCCCAACCTCAAACGCCAGCTGTTTCTAGACGAGTAGCCGATGCTTCTCCAGGAAGCTATAAGCTTCGCTCTGGCGATACGGTGATGGATCTCGTCAAGACAGTTACATCAAACAAGAAAAAGCAAAAACAGTTGTTGAGTGAAATCGTCGCACTAAACCCAGAAATACTAAAAGAAGAAGCGTTTCAAGCGCCGATGATGGATAAGCCCGCTAGTCCAGAAATGATTGATCCAAGCAGAGTCAAAGCAGGAGAGTCCCTTGTCTTGCCTGAAGGGGTAGGAGCCAAGCTGAAAGCAAGTGAAACTGCTTTGGCTTCTCGTCGCGCAGCTAATATGAAGACTCGGAAAAAACGAGCCAGCCAGAAGTCAGATGATATTAGCAACTTTAGAAACGAGGTTATCGACATGCGTCCAGCGGATTTGAAGATAGAGATACCAGAAGATCCGATTGAAGCAATGAGTTACGACGAAAAAGAAGCTTTTGACAGAGAGTATGCAGGAATGGGTATGGCTTACGGCGGCAAAGTTCCTGATATGAAAGGGTACATGTTTGGCGGAAGCGTAGGCTCAACAGATACTGTGCCTGCAATGCTTACTCCAGGCGAGCATGTGATTGATAGACCAAACGCAGAGTATATCAGACAGAATCCAAGCGACATGAGAAACCTTCGACGCTTGGCTCGTGATATTCAAGACGGTGTCCCTTCGAACCCACCCGTTGTCCAGGGTTACGCTGCTGGAGGTAAGGTTGCTAAGAAAACTGACCCGTCAAAATGGGAGCAAGCAAAGCGAGACGCGAAAGCAAAGATGGGAGGCAAGCACTCTGCTCGCGCAATGCAGCTCGCAACGCAGCTCTACAAGAAAAGAGGCGGTGGATACAAAGGCAGCAAGCCGAGTGGCAAGAGCAACTCTCTGAAAAAATGGGGAGAACAAAAATGGAAGTGGTCTGGTGGAGATAAGAAAGGCCCAGGCGGAAAAGGAGTATATTTGCCGAGCAAGAAAGTAGATAAACTAAAATCTACAGCTAAGGGCAAGATGAAACTAGCAGTTGCGAGCGCGAAAAAAGCAAAAGCAACCCGAGAAGGGAAGCAATACAGCAAACATGGGCTGGCTTCAGGGGTCAAGGGATACGCAAAAGGCGGCAAAGTACTCGAACGAATCGGAGTATCAGGCTATAACAAGCCCAAGCGCACCCCGAATCACCCAACTAAAAGCCACGTAGTGGTTGCGAAGAAGGGAGACACTGTCAAAACCATTCGATTTGGGCAGCAGGGTGTACGCGGAGCAGGCAAGAATCCTAAATCAGCTAAAGACAAAGCAAGAAAGAAGTCCTATTATGCGAGGCACAACGCTCAAGACGCGAGTCCAGACAAGCTCAGTGCTCGATACTGGTCGCATAAAGTAAAATGGTAGGCTAAATGGGACAACTAAACGCAAATATCCCCTATTTGCAGTGTTATATAAGAAAAGAATTTGTAGGCATGGATGAAGATGTGCCTGGTTATTTATTTGGAGTAAAGTCTATGCTGAATAGACCGCTCCATTTCCACTTTCTAAGCAAGTTCGGCGCAACAATTTGGAATATGCCGATATCTGCGTTTGTGCATAGCTTGGAGTACGACCGGCTTGACGAAGACGAGGAGCGTCGGCTGCAAATGCTTCAGACATGGGACTGTCAGAGCAATAATATTGCTGTTACTACGTTTGCATTCCTGCAGAACAAGCGGGCTGACGTGTTCTGTAGAGACAAACAATGGCGTAGTGGTCACTATATAACAACAATTGATGATTATGAGGGAGATCTCAACGAGCTAAACGTTGGGTACAGCAACGATCAAGACAGCAAATGCTTCCATCTAATTGCTTTGGATGACGGTAATTACTGTGTGCAGCCTAATAATCTATTGCGCTGGCATAATGCAGACTTTGTTATTCCGTATGAGAAAGAAAATCCGCCAAGGTTTGAGATACTCAAAGACCAGCTCTCAAGCGAGGACGTTGACCGCACGTATGGCAACAGTCCCTACTTTTTCTACGCGCACGACGAAGACTAGCGCTTGCGCTTGATAAACTGCCGAGCACCTGGCCGAGCAGTGCTTCTGTCTTTCTGGTCTCTCGCTATCTTTTTCATGACAGATCTCCATACGGAAGACAGCTCTGGGTCATCTGCAATCTGTGGCGCAACATCATTGATCGGCTTTCTTATTACAGGGGGAGCTCCCTTGTTATGAGCAAATAAACCTAAAGCGACAGCCATAACACAGTCATCATGCTCTCCTTTCGGAGCCGCTAGCCTACCGTCTTGAGACTCAAAGCTTGCCATCTCATCAAAGATTGGTTTGCTGTACAACACGATTGTTTCCTCGCGAATAGACTCTTGAAGATCACTCAACACACGACCCTTGGTTGCATTAGTCATATAGAAACCAAAGCGAAATGAGTTTGGATCTGCAGCTTGATTCTTGATCAAATCGAGAGTTGCGCGATGGTAAATGTGAGGATACCGGTTCTCAATTATCCGAGTACAAGTAGCTAGCCCTGGACCATTAGCCTCAGGAACAATAAACGCATCGTTGTACCACTCGGCAAGAGTGCAGAGTAGCTCACCAAAGGCAGGCGCAGGCGTTTTGATTCGAAGCATTGCAACTTCTTCTAGTGTAATGCCTTCGTGTCTATCGAACACTATTGCTACAGACCAGTCACCGTGTCTAAGCCCTTGCGCGACATCTGCTCCAATACAGTACGTATGTCCCGGCTTAGGTGTTCGCCAGACTGTCAGAGTCTCTCTACCTGGCAAAACAGGCTTTGGGTCAGCATCAGGACGTAATGATATTGTTTTAGCTGGTCGAATAGATGATGCTCTAAGTCTGCCCTGTCGAAGTTTTTGTTGATCAAACCATTTAGTTGATTGCGACTGAAATACTTCATCAACACATGAAGGAAACTCTTGCTCAAAGAATTGTTCCGGAGGAAGACCTGCCTCGTTACCTTGACAATCGTTTTCAATCTTGAGCCTTCGCCACTTGAGTTGTTCAAGAGTAATATCGGGATAAGCTAATCGTAAAGCCTCTTCATGCTCATCTAAGCTTAGAACAATCTGATCTCGTTCCCAGTCAAATACCTCTGTGCGATACGCTGGCTCTTCTAGCCATCCGTAAAAGAAACGCATGTAACCGTTCCACTTAGACAGCTTTTCAGCATCTTTGTCGTCATGTGCTTGAATGACCTCTTCAAGGGTAAGAGCTCTTTGCCATCGGTCATAAAAACCACCTTGAGGTCCGTTGCCTGTAGATTCTTCAATACACATAGCGTGAGGAGGGGCAGCGGTAAGTGCGGCATTGACCTCCTGGTATGATTCGTAGAACGCGGTTTCAGAGTAGTGCATCAGGTCGTATTGGTCACCACGCGCAGACTCTCTACCGCCAGCTGTCAATACTTGGTAGCGACTATTGTTCTCGAAGGTGTAGCCGTCTTTTGTCTTGTACTCTGCTTGTTGCCTGTACTTGTCCCATTTTGGTGGCCAATACTTGTAGAAGTCAGAGGCGTACTTGAATACGCGCCGAGCGTTGGGGCCTTTGTGAGCCATAACCATTACGGATAGATTGTCCATGAAGGTAGCGTCTAGAAAGAATCGAGCTTCGATATAGGATGAAACCCCTGCACGTCGGCATTTAGTGACTACAATGCGGCAAGGCCCGTCGGATAGTTCAATACCGTGGTGTTTGTAGACTAGCCGGATGGCATGGTCGACATTCTTTTTATATACTGCGTCTACCATTTCGGAGAATTTAGCGTCTTCTTTTATGTTTAAGCGTTTCAGTGCTCGACTGCATTTGTCTTTATCTCCAAGCAGTAGATTCTTTATCACTCTAAATGCGCGTGTTTTCTCAATAAGTTCGTGCAGTTTGGTCTGACAGTTGTTTAGCTTCAGAGGAACTAGCTCGCCGCGTTTATCTCTGTGCTCAATACGGATGAGCTGCTCCATCGCCATCGGCTTGTTCCTGATGAAGGTGCCGAGCTGTTTTCCACTAATCCCTGTCTCAGTCTGGTTGACATTTTTGTTCTCCATGAGATCATTATTACCACAACTATGCTTATCAATATCTAGTATTAGAAATTGGTACGTATACAATATGTTGTGGTATGGTCGGCCTATGAATATTCTTATTGGCTCTAGTATTGTTGTAGGCGTGGCAATTGTAGTTTTCGGTGTACGAGCATTGCTTGAGCATCACCGACAAACAATCCAGATGATTCTAAAGTCTCAAGAAGACTTCTCAAGCTCCCTAGCAAAGGCGCATGAAGAAATGCTTGATCACCTAAAAAACGCAGCACCTATCGGGGGCTTACCTAAAGATTTGTGGCTAGAACAACACGAACTAAAATCAAGAGAACTGGCATTACGAGAAGAACAGCTACAAATTGAAGCACCTCTTCGCCGACAAGCTCTTGAACATCGACTGCGGAAGACTGGCAGAATGGCAGGTTCGGGCAGAATCAGTAATCCGGAGAACTAGATGGCACCTAAGAAAATAACTCCTAAGAAAGCTCAGGAGATGATGGACGAAGTCGAGGGTCTCTACCGAGATGCTCTGTCTGCTACAAGTCAGCGTGTCCCGTCACTGATTGAGCAAATGGCTTTTTATCGAGGCTATCAGTGGGGAACCACTACGCCGGTTGGCTGGGTTCAAGATGAGTATGATTTAGATGAGGCTCGTGAGACACTCAATTATGTTCGACCAACAGTCCGGACAGCGGTTTCTGACGTACTTAGGTCTATGCCTAATCCTTCAGTTGTCGCTGCATCCGATGATCAAATGTCTCACACGAGAGCTAAGGCATCGCAAAAACTACTAAGATCTTTTCTTCGATCTGGAGTTATGAACTTTGAAACCATGTTTCGCGCTGAGATGGCTGCTCAGATTCATGGCGCTGTTTGGTACAAGGTAATCTGGGATCCTAACGCAGGGCGTTATAAAGATATGCCTTTGGTTGATCCTGAGACTGGCGTGTTTGAGGAAGACGACTTTGGCCTGCCTAAGTTTGAGCGTAGGGCGGAGGGCGATATTCGCCTTGAGTTCGTAGATATCATTTCTGCAGTATGTGATCCCCATGCGCGTAATGAGCATGAGGTAGAGCATATCTTTCATCGCAAGTTGTTGCCTGTGCGCACTCTGGAAGATCATTTCCCAATGGATGCGTTCAATAAGCCAACCAAGGGTCGCTGGCAAAAGCGAGAGTTTGAGCGTGGGTTGTTAGCTACTGATATTGTAGAGAATGATCGTCGCAGTAATCAAACACCGGGCTATGGCAATTACTCTGCAGCTTCAGGTAATGAGCTGGCAGACTTTGTAGAGTACTGGGAGAAGCCTAGTAACCGCTACCCGCGAGGGCGATTGCTTGTGTTTAGTGGTAGCATGGTTGTAGCCATTGGCCCTCTCCCGTATGAGTGGCCTTGGATACTGCGTCTCGGTCAAAACCTTCTGCCTAATGGCTTATATCCTGACGGCGTAGTAAGGGACATTATTCCTATTCAGAGAACTATCAATCTCAATGCTTCTAAGAAACGGGAGTGGATGGAGAAGATCTTGAGTCCACCACTGCTTGTTCCTCACGGCAGCGGCATTGATGTGGATATGTTTGACGATGTTGCAGGCTCGATTATTCAGTATAATCCAGGTCTTAGGCCAGATTGGATGCGAGTGCCTGATATCCCGAGTTCAATGTTTAGCCTCGAAGAGCAGTCTGTTTCTGTGCTGCAGACTATATCTACGTATTCAGATATTAGTCGAGGCCAGCCGCCTCGTGGTTATGATTCAGGTCGTGCTCTGGCTTATCTTTATGAGTTCCAGAAGGCTATTCATGAAGTAGATATCCATTTGTTCCGCCATGATGTTGGTCGGTTATTGTCGAAGTGTCTGCAGTTGTGCCGTGATTATTATGATGAAGGTCGGGTTGTAAAGATTCTCGGTGATAATAACAAGTGGTCTGCAACATATTTCAAGCGAGACGATTATGACTTTGAGGCCGAGGTAGTGATTGAATCATTCAGCGGCCAGCCGAATAGTCGTGCTCTACGATATGCGGAGGCAATCGAGCTTTATCAGCTTGGTGCATTTGATCCTGATAATCCATCAGCGAAAAGTCTGCGTCAGATTCTGGAAGTGGATTATGATGATGCGGCTACTCATCACCGCAAGGAGATTCATTACTCGCGAGCCAGGGCAGAGCAAGCAGCTTTAGTTGATGACCCGTATGCAGAGCTTATGGTTCTAGGGCAGGATAACCATGACTGTCACTTAGATTTGCATATCGACTTTGCTGTAACAGAAGAATTTTTGTCATTGCCTGAGAATGTGAAAGAGCGATTCTTGGCGCATATTGAACAACACGAAATGTGGAACGCCCGTCAAACCGAGGGGGTAGCTGCGGAACAGTCAATGTTGTCTGGTCAGGTGGCTACGGCGGGTGCTCCACCCCCTAAATCTCCAATGTTGCCGTCTCCTAGGGATGGCGGCGGCGGGGCTTATGGTGATTTAACTATTCAAAACCCCGAACTAGAAGAGGAGCCGTTGCCTACACCTGAAGAGCTGACAGAGATATAAGCACAACATATTGTATGTATGCTTTGACAGCCCAACAAAATGTAGTATTGTCAAGCTAATGAGTAATGAAACGAAACCCCCCGTCGATTTAAGTGCTCTTACTATTGATCAGCTCGAACAGAGTCTCTTTAGGGATTCTGCTATTGAGGTAACAGATAGCGATAGCCAACCGGATGATCCGGAATTAGCAATACAGGCTTTACTGCAGGCAGAGGCAGCGGCAGCAGAAGCGCCTGCTGAAGAGCAGCAAGCTGAAGCTCCTGAAGCACAAGCTCAACAGGTGCAAGAGGCTCCTAATGCTAATCCAGCGTCGGAAGAACCAGCGCCTGTAGATCCTGCTCAGCAATACATGCAGCAGAATCAGCAGATCTTGCAGTATCTGGCAGAGCAGCAGCAAGCTGAACAAACTCGGCGACAACAGCAGGAAGAAGAAGAGAGAGCTCAGGCGCATCAGTATGCCAACAGTGATGAAGCAATCAATGATGCAATAGCTCAGGCAGGCTTGAATCCGTCAGACCCGATGCACCAGTTTGCATACAGGCAAGCAATGGAGTCGAACAACCTAGAGCAGCGCCTGATTGAAATGGAAAGACGTGTACAGCAAGCAGAGCGTCAAGCAATCATTTCTAAGTCTCAGATGGAGTTATCCCCGCGCATAGAGGAGACACTTTCTGCGTACGGAAACATACCCAAGAACACACTTGATACAATCAAGAGCAATGCTGCACAAGCAATGGCTCACGGATACGAACAGCAAGCAAGCATCGACATGGCGATTGCGCCTTATCTAGATCTTCTTCGACATATGAAAGAAGTTACGCCAGCTGCTCCTGCTCCGGTATCAACACAGACCCCCCCAACAAAAACGCGAGATAACGCAAGTTTGCTCGCGGCTAGTTTGACTGGCCGGTCAACAGGCCACGCAAAAACAATTGAGAACCTTTCGATAGATGATATCGAGAAGGCTCTTTTTCGATAGAAACAAGGAGTAATCAATGGTTACAGTAGCAAGTATTACTGAAAACACTACTATAGGTGCCGGCCAATCACGAGATAAGTACGGCGCAATGCTAAAACAGGTTTATGGTCCAGCATGGAGTAAATGGCTTCATACTGAATCTTCCATTTTGTCGTCGAAGATCGCAAACAAGAAGGGTACGATGGGCGGACAAATGAAGGTCAACGCCATTACCACGGCCCTTCCGCAGTCAGCAGGTGTCTCTCTAGGTGAAGGTGCGCTTCTGCCTCTTCCCAACGCGGGAACATACTTGAATCCGCGAATCATTGCGCGTGACTTTTACACGCGACTTCGCTGGACAGGTCAAAGCCAACGCGCAGCTCGCATGGGCGACAAGGCAGCATGGGCACGACCTAAACAAATGGACATCGAAGACGCTCGTATGCAGTCTGGTCTTAACTTCGCAAGAAAGCTTTATCTTGGGTATCATGACAATCTTGATATTGTTTCAAGTGTATCAGCAGGTTCAACAGGTAGTGTTCTTACCCTTCACGACAGAGATAATCGTCGTGGTGGTGATACTGCAGGTGGTGGTTCGACAGGTCAGTACCATCGGTTTGGTGCTCACTATATCCGAAAGGGAATGCTTCTTGGTGCAGCTACTACGCTAGCGGGTTCTCCGCGAACTGAGTTGCAGTCAAGCGCTTATAATAAAGCTGTTGAAGTTACTAATATTGATTTATCAAACCTTTCGGCTCCAACGATTACGGTGCAGGGTGTCGATGGCGGAGGCGATGCAGCTACGGATGTAATTGCGGCAGACGATCTTCTGTTCCCATGGGGAAGCCGAAGAGACACTGTTACGGCAGGAGCTGCTATTGACAGTGACTTCTTTAGCTTCAACGGCGTTCAAGCGGTTATTTGTGGACAAGATTTCTACAGTCACCTGTACGGCTTGGACAAATCAAACCATGACAAGCTTAGCGGCGTAATTGATCGAAACACAGATAACAACAATGTCCGTGCTTATAGTGAGCTGCGAACTGCGTTGATGTTTGATCGTATCCGAAATGAAGGTAGCGGTGGCAAGCCAGATCATATCATTGTTCAAGATGCGCTTCTCCGTGCAATCGTAGATGCAACGGATGGCCAGCGACGATTCGCTCCTGTGCAACGTGGTGAGTTTGGTTATGGAAATCTGCAATACACTGCAGGCGACACGACCACGCCGATCACGGCAGACTGGTTGCAGGTTCCTGGGCAGATGTTGTTAATCGACAGCACCCAATGGGGCTTCTACACTGAGAGTGAGCTTTCTCCGCTAGACGATCCTCAGACACGTTTCGTTACCGATAAAGACCAAACGGAAATCACATTCCATATGTCTGGTAACATTGAGTGTATGAAACCGCACAGCCAGGGAATTATTGACGACCTTGGATTTACCGCAGGTGGATCTATCGGTACTCGCTCAGTTGGATAATTTGTAACATATCTGGGTGGCGTAGCTTGAGAGGGTTGCGCCACCTTTGGTGTTTATATGAGACCGAAGCATCTAAAACAACGAGCCTCTATGAGATCAAACGTAGACCTAACGGGTGCGTTCGATCCGTCAACTGGTATGCCTTACCAAATAAAGAAGTTACGTTGGCCAGAAATTTTTGAGATGCGGTTTGATCCTGAGAAGATCATGATGTCTCCTCCGCTGCCGGTGGGGGTTGAGTCTGTCTTCAAGGAAGTCTTTCCTGAGTACACTCAAGGCGACAATCCTACTCTCAAGATAGCTTTACATCCTTGGTTCAAGAGATGGTGCTTGTGGGAGTTTGTTCCGGCTCAAGAGACTGATGCGGGCAGAATCCCTGAAGGCTGGGCTTTCGTGCAAATGTTTCAGAAGAGAGGAACTGTTAAGCCTGGATATCTTCCAGAAGATCTGAATTACGAAGACAAGCGCTGCGAAGAGTTGCGCGGACAGATCGGTGACTATGCGCCACCTGACAGAGAGTGGCTAGAGTGGACTAAAGGTCATTGCTCTTTCGAGAAGATGCCTGTCGAGAAGATGCTTGAGTTCCTAATATCCGAGCAGGAAGATCAAAAAAGAGATACTGAAAGTGAGCATGAGTCGCTCCTTCATGACTTTCATTCTTATTATTGGAATTACTTCCGCGACCTTGCGAACATAGAAGAAGGGTCAGCGAGTAAATCCATGCAGTGCAATCAAACATCCTTAGATGAGATAGATCAAAGGGTGCGCGATAAGCAACGCACCATAGAACATAAAGGCGTCAAATATGTTGTTCGTCCTGGCTCTCGATGGGAGCAGAAGATTATGGATGAGATAGAAGCTGAGAAGAAAGCTTTTTGGAAGCATGTAGATAAAGTCGAGGAGCAAAAAGATCGCGAGCTAATGAACAGACGCGCCAGGAAAACAGCTCTCGGCATAGCCAAGAAACCCAGTAGGACGATGTAATGGTAGCGACAAGAAAAACATTTGAGACGCTGCAGAATATCCGCGACAGAATAAAGAACGACACCGGAGATCTTGACGGAGAGCGCTGGTCTGACGCGAACATGGATGAAGCGATCAACAATCAGCTTATCGAGATGGGCACAGAGATTGCGATTAGCTACCCTGGAGATGCACTCGTCACAGCTGAGCTAACCTACTCATCGTCTACAAATCCAGTTGATTTGCCTGACGCAATAGGGCTGGAATCTATTTATCGAGTAGATGACATTACGACATCAGCTAACCCTATGCAGTTGTCTTATGTTTCTCCATTAGAGCTCGATGAGTTTGAGTCAACAACGATATTGGAGCATCACGCGAGACGCAAGTATACTCTACTTGGCTCCACTACTGACGCGCAATCGCCTAGGATATTGTTACTGCCAAAGCCAAGCATTGCGACCACACTAAAGATTTACTATATAGCCACGCCTTATTATTTGACAGGCGCAAGCGATACCAGCCCTCTATCTCCTCGGTGGGTGGAGCTGATATCATTAGGTGCGGCTATGAAACTTCTGCGACGAGATGAAGAAGCAACATCACAACAGATGATGTCATATGCAAGACTCTGGTCGCAGTTTAAACAAATGAGTCGGCGGCAAAGAGGCCCGAGGAAGATCCGTCGTAGAAGAAGAGGATTGTCATAATGTTAGTCATGAATGAAGGTGATGAGTATTTCGTGTATTGCTACGGCGGAGAAGAGAAGTTTGTTCCCCCTAAAAGCGGAGGCACCTGGAAGAAGAAAAGAACTGAGGACGGAGTTAGTGTAATGTATGAAAAGGTTGCGGACGATCCTCCACCAACAGGTGTGTATGTTACTGGTCCTGAGTGGATTTATCTCAACAAAGGGAGCATGAGAAACCGTCACAAGCTAAAGCCTGTGGCAAATGTAATGACCGAAGTTACTGGTAAACTAGCAGAGCTTCAAGCAGAGAAGGCAAAGCTTGCAAAAGAGAATGAAGAGTTCAAAGCAAGACTAGCTTTATTTAGTGAACCAGAACAAAAGAAACAGTCTGTAAAGACAAGAAAGTAATGCGATGGCACGAGGCTACTCATCAATGCCCCTTTCGCCCATGTCGGGAGGGGTCAATAGATTCGAAAAAGAGTCTGCACCGACTCAGGCATCTGAATGTCTAAACGTAATCAATGACAAGGGTAGCATTTCTCGCAGAGGCGGAATGTCCACATTTGCAGTGGGTGCTCCGCATCATTTGCCTGCCGGCGCAACAACGCTAATAAAAACAATAGATGGGGCCAACACTGTCATTACTCATCGCGAGGGTGCGGTGCCCAACGTTCAGTCATTCTATGTGGGCTGTGATGAACTGTTTGATGGAATTGATTGGCCTGGGAGCTCTGATGCTGGCGGGCTAGATATGGTTCCGCCTGACGACAGTCATTATCTAAAGGCGCAATACTGGAATGGTTCAGCCTGGACAGATATACCGTTTATTCACGACACGACTGCAGGGCGACCGACAGTTGCTGCGGGCACCACGCTTACAGCGTCTCAGCGAACAGTGTCTCTTTCTCTTACGCAGCACGGATATATTTCCTGGCATACATCCGAGCACTTATCTGACTGGGCCACTACAGCAGTAGAGGGCGTGACCAAGTATTACGTGAAGCTAATTCTTAGATCTGTTGATGAAACTGCGATGACCTTTGCGGGTACGATAATTAACAATCCAGGGGTTCGCGTGTTCAAGCTTCCTCCAGTAAATGGATTGTTTCCTGTCAAGCTGAAGGATCGCGCTGTCTTGGTTATTGGTACAGATCGGGCTCGCAGGGGTGGCGCAACGAGAAGAGGTGTTGAGCAGGGTGCTCAGATTGCGTATCACGTCAATGACCGGACGAAGCCTGAGACAGCTATCCTTGTTGAAGATGAGGGTGCGGCGACTATTGGTCAGGCGACGAATCATGCAGGGGTGTCTGGCTGGAATGTTGGCACAGCTTCTAAGCTTGAGAAGAGAAAGAAGATATTCTTCGACGAAGATCTAAACGAGCGCACGTATGCTTGGTTGTTTGATTCGGCTGAGCCTCGGCAAGGTCAGTTCTTGGGGCATATAATCAGAACGGATTTAGTCAAGACGGCGATGACTCCTACGACCACGAACCTAAAGCTGGAAGACAGCGGCGGTACGGAGATCACCGATGATTACGAGAACTGCAGATTGAGAGTAATAACATCTACTGGTTCTGGTCCAGCGGTAGGTGAGGAGCGAGAGATTGTACGCTACGATGCAGTGAATGGGTACACTGTGTATCCGGCGTTTAGTGCTGCTCCTGACGCTCTCAATACGTTTGCGATTTATGCTCCGCATTCCTTTGTGCGATATGATGCTGACGTAGATTACGCATTCGGCTCGGGCGCAACCGTTACTCGCCAGTGGGAAATAGCGTCACATGACGCGGACACCGTTGTGCCAGTAGACGGAAGTAGTCTTTACTATGCTCAGGACCCTGATGTTTCTACCTTCCAGATGGTCGATTTTGAGATAGGGAAAGAGTTGCGATGGACAACAACTGGCGGTCGTCGCTGGTCTGGCGCATACGATTCAATGACTGGCCAGCTTATCTTAGCTAACGGCGAGTGCCCTCTTCTTACTTTTGACGGGAGAAGGATGAGGCAGTTGGTTGCTGATGACAGCAGCGCTGCGGCAAATGAGCTTGCTGGTAAACTTCCTCCAGAGCTCTATCAAAACTTGGCTCCGTCTGCGAGTCCAAATGCTGAGGCGTATTTTAGGCCAACACCTCCGATAGGTTCGTTTGTTGTGGATTTCATGGGCAGGCTTGTGGTGGCAGATCCAAAAAGCAACATCGTCGCATGGAGTATGCCTGGTCTGTATAATGACATCTGGCCTTTGGGGTTTGAGTACCAGGTAAGAGACGACGAGAACAATGCTATAACCGGCATGGCTACGCTGTATGACAAGCTGTTTGTTTTTACGTCGAGTGCCATCTTTGCATCGGGTCCGGCAAACCAGCAGGGGCAATACGGTTTCTATCGAGTTTCCCACGGTGTCGGTTTTACTTCGCACCATGCAGTGCAGAGAATATCTACGTCCGGTAGCTCTACCCTGATAGGTCCTGCAGCTGACGGTGTTTATGTGTTCAACGGGTCAGAGCCTTTAGCTATCTTAGATGATTGGAAGCGAGTGTTGCCAGAGGGTGTCAATCGTTCCGCGATGGATGATGCTTGTGCAACGGTATCATTATCAGACAACCTGTATTATCTAGCTGTTCCTGCTACTGGTAGTGATAAGAATAATCGCATTCTTGTTTTTGATTGGGTGCGTAAAGACTGGTGGGTGTACACTGCTCCGTTTGGTGTGGCTTCATTAGCGACTGACTATGATGAGAACGGTAACGAGCGTGTGCTGATTGGTAGTTATGATGGTCATGTTGCTCAATTTACGAGCAGTAATACTGATGACGGTAGCGTTATAACGGGTGCGGCTAAGTCGATATCGGTAGCTCCTCTTGGTTCGACAGGTCAAGAGTGTAGTTTTGTTGCTCTGAATGTTGACATGCAGAACATGGGTACTCGGACAGTTTCTGTAAACACGTATACAGATCGACAAACAGTATCAAGAGAGGCTTCGACGGGTCTCGCAAAGACGCTCAAGATTGACTCTAGTCAAAGCATCTGGGGTACAGGTCAGTGGGGAACAGCTAAGTGGGCTGACGATAGAAGCAAGACTGTTCGCTTGATGATGCCCGCTGCTGCCCGAGGGCACACTGTTCAATACGAGATAACAGGGACTGCTCCTTGGAGGTTGAATTCTGCCGTGATCTTTATTCGTCCGCTTGGCTCTAAAGGTCGGCGATGAGAGATCGAACAGATACGCTTGAGCGCAAACTGCATGTGCTAGAGCAGAAGCTGGAGCCACGTTCTACGTTTGGCGGCGCAGAGCTGATGGAGGTCGAGACAGTTCCTGCAAGCCGCAATGTGACTATGGTTGCGACACACTCTGATACGGAAGCTAATCAGACATTTGTAGTTCCGCTGCGACTAACAGAGCCTATCAACGTTTATCGGTTGTCGTTTGTTGCGAAGAAAAGTCAGGCTGATGCAGTTGCAAGTGTGGCATTTGCGTTGTATCAAGGTCGGCCTCCTGCGCTAAACAGGGCTAACCCGGTAGAGAGTGCGTTTGAGTTAGAGCTTTTTCGGGTGCTTGGTTCTGCTGAGCTCACAGATACTAATGAGAAACGTTACTCAATAACCCTAGATAAAGAGTTGTTAGTCAACCCACGAGTAGGGTATTATTTTCTTGGATTTCAAGCTTCGGGGGCTAAGGCGAAACTGCTCTGTCCTGAGTTTGGTTTTGCGAGTGGAACGATGAGATCGGCATGGAAAACAAGCTCGACAGGGGCAACTACTGGCGACTTCGCTCGTTCGATCACAACGCAATCAGCCTCTACTTATGTGCCTTATGCTGTGCTTAGGAGCTTTGCAGGAGTAAGAATGTTTGGAGGCACGGAGGACTCATGACGAAAGTTACTTACGATTTCAGCACAATGACCAATGAGGCGATCACAGGGGCAAACGTAGATCAGAACTTCGATGATCTTACTGCTGCTATAGATCAGATCACTACAGCTAACATTGCGACTACTGCAGGGATCACATCTACCCAGCTTGCAGACCGGTACACTCTTTCGGCTTTGGGGCCGATTGCGATTTTACCTCCGGCAGCTGATGCAACTCTTGCGACAACGCCTACTCAGTACACAATGCCGGCGTCAGACATCACAGTCTACCAGACAAAAGCCTTGGTGAAGCCAGGGCGAAGAGCTTTCGTGGTCAAGGCAGAGGTATACACACAGTCTCGCACCGGAACAGACCACCCTCGAATCACTATTATTGTAGGTGGTACAACGCTAGCCGGGTCGGCTCAGAACATCACATCGACAGGTTATCTGTCTATCAACAATACGAACCCAGTAGACTCACCCCTGCTGCCCTTGAACAATGACGATGTCATAGAAATAAAGCTGGGTAGATCTGGAGCAACAGGAGGCCCCGCGCTTGCCGGCGTGAGCGTGACACTGTGGATTAAAGAGGAGCTAGTACCGTAATGCCAGGGAAACCAAGAAGGGTCTACACGACTCGAAAACCGATTGACTATCTGACTGGCTCTCGAATGCCGAGTGCTAGAGGCAACATGTATAATCCCATGAAAGCATATGCTAGCGGGGGCATGGTCGAAGGCTATCAGCTAGGTGGCATGGTCAAGGATGACGATGAAGATAACACGATGCCAAAGCCTCGCAAGTTTACTATGTCGAAAGCTAAGCCTAGTGGCTTTACGGCGGAGAGTGCGCGAGAACGTTTTAGACCTGCAATAGATCGTTTCGGAGAAGGTTTAGCAGCAAGAGATAGGGGTCGGATGGGCCCTGGGCAAGATCGAATCCGGCCAACTCCGCCACCACTTCACACGCCAAGAACTACTGCTAGTGGTCCAGGAATGGCTCGCCGGCAATCAACTTCTGCAGCAACTCCGTCTGACGCAAGGACTATCTATCAAGCTGTAGACAGAGCACGGACAGCAGGCAGAACATATCGTCAGGGCAGATTACCCACAGGCTTTATTCCCGCGACCAGAGATGATGACTTCTCCTCCGTTGGTCCGAGTCCCGCATATTATGACCCAGATGAGGCTCCAGACACAATGGATGCTCCAGACACGATGTACTCTGGTTTGCCGGCGGTGGGCGCAGATGATTTTGGGACAAGCGTTTCAGGTTTGTCAGCCGCACGGCCGACCGGTCAGACATCTTCAGGTGACAGCTTCGAGAATAATTATAATCCTGTTACGCGAGAGGAGCAGTCTGAAGATAGTGGCAGATCTTTTGGTGAAATCCTTGGTGATACATTTATACCGGGCTACGATTCTGGCTCTGGTTCTGGCCAGTATGATCCTAGTCAATATCAGAGCACAATATATGATTTATTCTTTAGATCAAGTGCTGGTTTAGGCTACTTGGTTGGCGAAGATGATGTGGGTGAAGGTCAAAGGTATTATGAAGACTGGCGATGGGACCCAGAGGTTGGCGACTATGTTGGAACCGAGTACATCAAGGACGATTACGCATTTGACGACAGCCGCGAGGTTACATTGCGAGAAATACTTGATCGCGAGCTGCCTGCTTTAGAGCGAAGAGTTGAGAACGCAACAGATGCTCAGAAAGATCAGCTTCGTGCTGAAGGTGTTTATGACTTAATTGCTCAAGCCCGTGGAGAAGAGCGAGCGAATGAGCTTTTTGAGATTGATACACGAACGGCGGAAGAGCGGTTTGGTGAATTTGAGCCACCAGAATATTTGCCAGACAGGATTTCTGACGCCGAGAAAAACAGTAACGCGGCAAGAGCAGCGGAAAGGGTTCAAGCGTCGGTCGGCAGAAGCTTGCGTGGTTTGACAGAGAAAATGGCAGCGCGAGGGGCGACGGTTGGCCAGATGGCGGGTGTCGTCAATGATGCTCAAGGCATGGCTGCTGCTGCTGTCAGCGAGGCCGCGCAAAGGTCTGAGCTTGCAGACAGGGCTCACAATCTTGCAATTGATATGCAGATTATGGCTGCGGAGATTTCATATAATCAAATGCTTGCCAGTGCTGACATTAATAAGGACGCTCAGGATCGCGCCTTTGATAGAGCGCGAGTCCTTCAGGGGCAGCAGCAGGCATTCCAGCAAGAGATGATTCGTCTGCAGGCGATGTTGAATACACCGACGCTTGAAGATCGACTCTGGCAGTTGGGCGGCGCAGTGGTCGGAGCTGGCAGTACTGCGTTGATGATGAAGTTGGGAAGAGCAAGTGCTCCACCGCCCAGCTAGGGGATAGTTATGGTAGCAAGAGAAGGCGCAGGTAATTTTGTTAGTGGGTTTCTTTCCACGTTTGATCCTCAAGCGTTTACGCGAAGTTTTCAAAGAGCGGAGGACAGAGCTGAGCGAAAGCGTATCCGTGATGCAGATGTAGCTTTTAGAGACAAGCAGTTTGGCCTGCAAGAGAAAGAGTATGATTTCAGAAAAACAAAGTACAATGAACAAGAAGCAAGGCGGAAGCAGGAGAAGCTAGTCAAGGACGCAGAGGCAAGACTTAATCGATCTAGAAAAGTATACGATAATATGTATGCGAAGCTTGATCCTCAAAAGAATCCCTTAGCTATGGCTGAGCTAGAAACAATAAGAGGGCCCTTTATAAACGCAAAAAATGACGCTGATAGAGTTCGTTTACTCAAAGGCGTGGTGGATAAACGCGCCCAAGACAAAGTGAACTATGAAAGATTTCTGAAAGAAAAGGCAAGGGCTGGCCGAGCAGTGCCTGACTCTCGTGCAGACGAAACCAAGCTTGAAAGAGATCTCTCCAATTACCTTAATAGGTATCATCCTAACGCACAAATCGTTGATAAGACTCCTTTACCTACCGCCCGTAATGCTATAAAAAAGGGGGTTAGGGGCGTCGTCAACGATCAGTATCTTGAAGACAAAGCTGCTTACAATTGGGCGCAAGAGCAGCTGATTAGAAAAAGCGAAGGAAGATCTTACCAGACCTTTGCCTCTTACAAAAGTCGGCCTGAGAACATGGACCCTGCAGTAATTGCAATTAGAGCAAAGATTCCGCTTGAGCGACTTATCCCTCGGTATGTTGTAAACGACAGGGGCTTGCCACTGTATTATGATCAGCTATTGCGGCTTATGGGTAGTCCACAAGTTGCAAGCCGGTATGGATTTACGAAAGACACTCCTCCATCTATGCAAAAGCTTATCGAGGGCAGGATGGCAGGAAGAGTCGCGGCACAGCGGCAGCAGTAGTTTGGATTTGAGATGACTACGCCAGGACAGAGAGATCCGCAGAGCAAGATTGACGAGATTGTTCGAAAAGCACTTTTGGATGACGCTCCGCAGATGGATTATGCTGAGCCGCAAGTAGATCTTTCAGCTCCTCGCCCAAGCCCTCAGCCGCAGATCAAGCCTGTCCCTTCATCAGCTCAGGACCGAATTGACGAGATTGTAAGCGAGTCGCTCAAGTATGAGATTCCTGCTCCAAAAATAAAGTCGCCATCCCCCCCAATGCGGCAACCAGACCAAGCAATGCCATCAGACTTTGGCAAACCTTTGGTGCCTACTCCTTACCTGACGCGAGTCAAGAGTGTTGGTCCGCTGCCTGGTGAGTTCAGGGTGCCAAACGAGCGTCTTACTCCTAATCAGTTATCTATCCGGAAGATCACTTCGCAAATGCAGCGAGACCTAAAAGGGATGCCTTCGATTGAAGAGCTTGATGAGCAGATATCTTTGTTAGATCCGGTCAAGCAGGCTCAGCGTTATGACTCACTGGACAGACAGTTGACGTCGCAGATCGAGATGATTGACAGGCTTCAGGAGCTTTCTAATAAGGCTGACGAAGAGGGCATGTCTCAGGAGGCGAGCATCCTTGCTGATTTGTCAGAAGATCTGCAGGAAAGATCGTTCACGGCTTCTGCATGGTCAGGCGCGACAAAGTTCTTCGAGTGGCTTGACTCTTGGACAGGAGCACCGGGGCGAAAGCTGACAGCAAAAGAGGTTCTCGGGGAAAAACAATACGAAGCTCTTGCTGCTGACCCGTCGAGATGGGCAAAGAGCATGGCTAAAGCAGCTGACGAAGGCAACCCGATGGCGCAAGCTCTGGTTTTTGCTCCTGATGCGGTAGGCAGCGCCCTTGGATCTAAGTACGCGCTGGGCGGGTTCATGGCCGGGATGGCAGTGCTGTCTGATTTAGCTGCAGGCAGGCCTACGAACTGGAAGCTGATTGACGAAATGCAAAAGGAAACAGGCGAGGACATTAGAGACCTTTTGCTTATGATGGAGGTTGATTGGACGACTTTCATTCCAGGATTAGGCGGAGCAAAAGCACTCAAGACAGGCACGAAAACTTTTCAAGGTACAAGAGGGAACGTAGCGCGTTCTGCGATTCGGATGGCTCGGAAGACAGCAGGCAAGAACGTTCAGAAGGCGAAGGTGTATGAGTTCGTAGATGATGTGGCGGAGCTTGCGCGATATGCGGACGAGCCAGACATCATGAAGAAGCATATTATTCCAACGTTCGAGAAGCATGGGTACACAGCTGACCAAGCAGCTCGGGCGTTTGGAAAACGAGGGGAGTTTTTCGGAGCAGATCTTCCTTCGTTCCTTCCCACTGGACTCCCTTTTGTTGGCAAGCAAGTTCGCGCAGCAGAGGATGTACTCGACAAAGGCATCGACGGGATGCTGAAGATGATTGGCCCTAAGGCTACATACGTTTCTGACCCGTACCTTATTCGTAAAGGACTGCAAGCAGCAAAGCGCAAGGGCATGGACACAGCTCAGGTTGTGGGCCGAGGAGAGAAGAGACTCGTCCGAGGTTTGAATGCTCCCGGACAAGCTCTCCTCAGGGGGTATGAAGCTGGCTTTGACTTATTCGACCCAGACAGACGATTTCTTAAGGGCATTCAGAAAATAGTTAAGACCTCTAAGAACTTACGCGAAGGGCAAATACTTCAAAGGTTTCGAGCAATATCAAATACAGCACCTGTTGACGCAGAGCGACGGATGTACATTGCCAAGGAGATCTTTGACCCGTCAGTTCCTTACGGCAAGAAAAGTATTGCGGAGGCCAGGAAGCTTCGGGATAAGAAGATCGCCGCGCTATCTAAGAGTGAGCAGAAGTATGTTCGCGAGATGGAGGCTTTCTTCGATGAGATTTACCAAGAGGCTGTAACTGCTGGGTACCTCAAGAAAGGGCAGCGAGCCATCAATCCTGTTAGCGGCACGTACTTTCCACGGTTCTATGACTCTAACTACGGATTTCTTGTAGAGCTAGACGACGCAATAAAGAGTCCGCTAATTCAGGGTGATGAAGCTCTTAGGATTGGACGGCAAGAACCAGCTCGTGCGGGAGTAGGCAAAGCTCTTGGTGATATGGATGACCGGTTCGTGAAGGCAATCATGGATCCGAACATGGTCGTTCCTCAGTACGCAGCTCGTATAGCTAGAGGCGAGGCAGCGGTAAGACTGGAGAGAGAGATCGTACTGCGATACGGAAGAGAAGCATCTAGAGAAGCAAAGCTTTCTCTCGGTAGACTGAAGACAATCGACGTAGGTGGTGTGCCGTATGAGGTTCCACCGCAAGTGTATAACTACCTTCGAGGCTCACTGAAAGATGCGACCACCTCACTGAGTCAATTCCTTCGATCACGACCCAATCAAGGGCCAACAACAAAAGCCCTTGCTCAAGGCGTGGCAGGAATGGAGTGGATCTACAGCAGATGGAAGCGCGGTGTTCTTGTGAAGCGATGGTCATATCACGCCCTCAACGGGGTGAGCGACATGGCTTTGCAGATCGCAGACGGTAACAGGAATGCGATTGGCTGGAACATGCAGGGCGCTAACATTCTTCAGAATCGAAAGCTCATAAAAGGCACCGAGAACCTTGCCTCAACAAAGCGCCTGAAAGAAAACGTCGAGGGCATCATGGACACCCTTGATCCTTCGCAAAGCAAAGCTGTGTTCAGTATTGCGCCGAACGAGGTAAGCGCATGGAATCGAGCATCAGCAGGTACTCTAGAAGATAAGATTTTATACATCGCTCGCAGGTATGGAATGCCGGTCGATAATGACTTAGGCATGGCGCGACTGGAGCTTGGATATAAGTCTCGTCGGGAAGTGGCTCGTGAGTTTGAAACCGAAGCTCGTAGAGGCGCTAAGTCGAGAGGCGAGGCTGCTCCTATGAGTAAGCAATATGCTGCCGAGGCTGCACTAGATGGTGCGTACAAAGTGTTTGATCTGATCGTTCCTGTGCCTGGAGAACGTCTCGCAAAAGCATGGGAAAGCAGCTCAAAGCTTGGTCACTTTATGTGGCTCTTGTCCCAGGGCAGCAGCCCAATGGCAGCGTCTCGCAGAACCTTTGCTACTCTTCTTGACTATGCAGACGCTAAGAGAGGGGAGCAAATTGCGCGGTGGGTGATCCCGTTTGTCACCTGGATTGCTCGTGCTCCTATAGCTACTGCTCGAATAACAGCAAGAACACCTGGCAAGATTGCGACAATTGACAAAGCATACCAGGCTTTTGGTTCTCCTGATCTAGATGAAGACCTGATGCCATCAGATGAGACTCAGCGCCTTCCAAGTTATCGCGTAGCTGAACGCGGCGCTTCTTTCTACTTGGGGGATTTTAGTCGTAGGTATTTGGGTCAAGCCTTCAAGGATATACCGGAGCGAGTACAGGATTCTATCCGAGGCTCATTTGCTGCGGGTGATTGGGTGGTAGACAATATCATACAGAACTTACCTGTGCCGTTTATTGGTGGTCGTCCTGCTGAAATACCTGAGGAGGCGGGCTTGGTTCTGCTGGGTAGAGATCCGATTGGCGAATCTATGTCTCTGCCGTTTGAGCTCTCAGGGTTGCGAGGAATACAGGAGCGAGGACAGATGGACGTTCCTTTGTTATCTCCTTATGCTGCAGATTACCTAGCTCGCAGTGCCAACCCTATTATCAAAGGTCTCTACGAGTACGCATTTCAGCGCAATGCTTTTACAGGAGCCAAATATAAGGGTAAGACTGGTCTTGTGCCTGCTCGTTTTGTGGTGCCGAAGTCTGATGTTCTATTCGTGCGTGAGTTTTTTGATGCCATCAATGAGAGCCTCGCGGAAGAGGATGCTTTTGTGACCAGGCGGGCGGACATCGAGGGGCTTCCTTTTTTCACTAAGCATGTACTGCCGTTCTTCTTGGCTAATCCTAACTCCATCGCGTTTATCAATGCGTATCTTTATGACCAGGCGGGCGGCATGGAGTCTGGCGCAGTCAGCCCTGCTCTTGGTGGCGAGCGTCCATATGTCAGTGGTGGTCAAGAAACTGTAGATCTAAAGCGTTCAATCCAAGCGTTCAATAGGTTTAGCCCTTTCTCTTTATACACGACCTTGCCAGGGGAGCGTCAGTCAAATGCTTACCGTAGGATAAACGATGCACTCAAGGCAGCAAGAAAGACCTTGAAGGTGCCTGAGCGTATTGAGGAGCGAAAAGGCGAGTAGTTTGAGTAGATCGCATGATACCACATATGGTATTGTGCAGCTGTAGTATACACTATATGTAGTGTCAGAGGTTACAATGGTAGATAAATTAAAACAAGGAACGTTAATTCAGCAAGAGAACGATACAACCGTAGGCACTGATGCCACTACTAGTTTTACGTCGCCTGAGTTTAGGGATGACACAAAGGGGTCTCACCGCACGATTATTTATTATTACTCTTCTGTTAATATCGCTGCAGGTGGAGCAGTTCTTCAGGTAAAGGATCCAACGGGAACGTTCCGTACTTTTCTTAGCGGTAAGGCGCTCACGGGTGGCAACTTAGATTACTTCCTTGTTGATGGTCCTCTTGGGAATGCGCAAGTTCAGATTGCGCCAAACGTTACGGCGGCAACCTCTAAGACTATTTTATGTTGGTTTATTAGCCAGTAGGAGAGAGACATGGGTGTAAGATCAGGCATAACAATAGCGTTCCAAGACGAGGACATTGTAGATGTTGGCTCGGTAGCTTTAGATGAGATTACATCTGACGCGGGAACAACCGTCAAAGTTACCTTGGGTAACGACAGTGGTGATGACTTCAAGGTCGATGAAACGTCGTTAGTGGTGCAAGGCGACACAGGTAATGTTGGTGTTGGCACAGCGACTCCACGTCGAGTAGTCGATGTTGTAGACGCAAGCAATCCTCAGCTTAGACTGTCGCATACTGACGACACTGAGTATGTGGAGCTTCAGTCGCTAAGCACAGGCGATGCTGTTGTAAAGATGACTGACTCGACTCTGCACTTGAGATCAGGCGACTCTCACTCGTTTTTGCAGATTCAAAACACGACCACCGGACAAGCGGACGGAACGTCCCAAGGCTTCACCGTCGGTGTTAATGGTAACGATGCCTACCTTTTCAATCGAGCGGGAACCGGATCTCTTTATATTGGATCCTCGGGAATCACAGCGATCACGGTAGACGCCTCAGAAAACGCGACATTCGTTGCTAATCTGGCTGCAAGCGGCAGTGTTACTTTGGGTGACGCGGGAGCAGATGCGCACACGCTGAACGGAACCTTGCAGTTTGCACAAGAGGTTGCTTCGCCATCTGCGCCAGCTTCAGGAGCCGGAGGCATAATCTATGTCAAAGATGATGGCATTCCTTATTTTATATCGGACACAACAGCTGAGACCGCACTGACTGGAGGCGGCGGTGGTGGTGGCTACACTGTTGAGTCTAAGTCTTCAGGGTTCACAGCGGTTATCGAGTACTTCTATATTGTCACTGGTACAAGTGGCGCTATCACTGTGAATCTTCCTAGTGCAAGTACTGCAGGATCTTCAGGTAAAAAGATTGGCTTCAAGTTTATGGATGCAGGAGATCACACTGTGACACTGTCTCGTAATGGCACGGACAAGATTGACGAAATTGCAGTTGACCTAGAGATCAATGCTCAATCTTCGTTGGAGCTTATCAGCGATGGCTCACATTGGTTCGTGGTATAAAGGTTAGCTATGGTTAAGTATATTATAAAAAACACAGCCGATGTCACTCCGGAGCTTTATGAGGCTTCTCTTTTTACTGAGGAGAATGTTCGCAAGTCGAATGATGGCACGAAGGTTATTCTTAAGTTCGAAGGCGATGTAGGTAATCTGCTCGACGGAGAGACTGTTTATGATTCCTCTCATGATTTGTTTGAGACGGAAGGCTACACGGAGTGGGTGTAATGAATCAATGGAAGCCGAAGACCGGCGTATATTTTGACGGTACAGATTATTTTACTTTGGCGTCTCCAGGTGCAGGTATAGCGAATGCTAATCCTACTCATGATGAAGCGTGGTCTATTTCTTTCTGGATTGATGGCTATGTGTACAGCACGGGAACTATTTATACTAATGATGGCGGTAGCGGTGATCCGGGATGGCATATTCAGATCGATTCTAGTGGTCGTCTAAAGATAAAGGCAGGCAGCACTTCGGGTCAGACGTACACTTCTGTTATGACTCAAGGTATCTATGATCGTGAGTCTGGGTTTGTAAATGTGGTGTTTACTTATGATGGAAGTGCTAACCGAACAGGGTGGACTGTTTACTCTAACGGGAAGAAGGATCCGCGTTGGAGTTTTACTTCTTCTTCTATCAGTTCTATCGGTTCTACTTCTACGATAAAGGTTGGCGCGGGCACATCAAGTGGTGATTCGAACACGGACATCATGTATTACCGGGTGTTAAATAATATCTCGATGTGGTCGAAGGCTTTGAGTGATGCCGAGGTTCATGAGATCTATCACAGCCAGGGGGCTCCAGGTGCAAATAATCTATTGCGTCATTCCGCTGCGTCAAACCTTGTTGCTTGGTGGCTAGGTAGTCATCCAAGTGATTCCAAGACTACTGTGTATGATCGCAGCTCCAACAGTAATAACCTTACTGGTAATGGTTTCGATTCTCATAACGGCGTAATTACTTTGAGGTAAGCTTGTCTTGGGGGGCGCATGGCATACAGAGAGTTCACAAAGAAAGAGAAAGATATTCTCGATGAATTGACTGAGGACTTTCGGTCTAAAATTGTGCCTGTAGCAAGCAAGGTGAATGAGCTCTGCACTGACGAGGATTGTTCCGTTCGGATCCAAAGCGGTTATCGTTCAACCAAGGACCAGCTCAAGCATTACAAAGTTGGCCGCAAGAAGCGTGGCGATAAATGGGTCCGGACAGGTGATCGCCCGGTAATTACTTACGCTAAACCTGGTCACAGTCCGCATGAGTACAGGCTTGCTGTGCATATTGTTTTGCTGAATGACAATGACAGGCGTTGGCTGAGTGATAAGGATGAACGTTGGCATACTATCGTAGGCAAGACAGTGCGTGAAGCTGGCGGTCTTACCTGGGGTGGTGACTTTAGTAAGATTTTCGACGCAGCGCATGTAGAAGATCCTAAGTGGCGAGATGTAGCAAGAGATCTCGACTGGAGGGGGCTTTGATGGTGCTCAAGTATTGGCCGGTAATCATAGTCGCAGCGGGGATAGTGGCCTCAGCGACGAGGACGGAAGTAGCGTTATCTTACGCGAACGAACGGATAAAGAAACTAGAGGAGCGACAGACAGAGAACAGCGAAGATCTCCAGCAGTCAATCCAGACTCTTCAGCTAAACATAGCTCGGATTTGCGTGAAAGTGCAGGCCGGGTGCAGGGAGTAATACCGATGAAAGAAAAACTAAAAAGCCGTAAACTATTTGTAGCGATTGCATTGATCGCAGTGAGTCTCACTTCAGCTGTGTCAGGTCTTGTGCCTTGGGTTGAGGGCATCGAGAGCGCCGTCCAGATTGGCATGTGTTATCTCGGGGCTCAAGGTCTTCCGGATGCTGCTCAGTCATTGATGCCTCTCATGAAGACTCTGACATCAGAATCGAAGAAGTGATTGATACAATATTTCTCGATATATTCAGGACAATTAGCGCAGGACTGCTTGGTGTCTGGGCCGGCAGATGTTGGCAGCGAGCCATTGATGCCGAGAAGACAATGGATGCTCTTACTCAGAAATACGAGGGAGCAAACAAAGCTATTGACGCTGAGTTCGATGAGGTTGAAAAACTCTTGTTGGACTACGCTGAAAAGCTTGAGCAGCCTACAGCTAATGATCTAAACAGGATTCTCAATGAAGACAATGATGATAAGCTTAGCCCTATTGAGTCAGACGCCCTGCTCTGGGACTCCGAACCAATGCGAGCAAGCTCTCTATCAGAAGGTAGTGCAGCAGAAGATTCAGACAGTGATCACGGAGAAGAAGCTGACAGTGTGTCAAGCACAGCTGACAGCCGCGCCTCCTCCAAAGATCAATGACAACAGCAATGCTTGGATGCTAGTCGGTACTGGTGGAGCTGCCTTTACCGTTGGCTTTCTTCTTGGCATACTGTTGCGATAGCTTTCGTACGTCGATCTCTCTTTCGAAGACTACCAATACGCTGTCCTCAAAGGGTGACTTTTGTGCCTCGCCATTATGCTCGAAGCGCACCCTACCCTTCAGTCGGTGGATAACTCCGTACATCTGCGCGTACTTCCACCACTCCTGCCCAACTCTCGCCGGCAGAAGCATGACAACGCGGTCGCTTTCTTTGTCCACGAAGGTAGACTTCACAGCCTTGTACACCCAAGGTAGAATAGCTTTGTACGGCGGGTTGCACCACACATTGCCTACCCAATCTTGCGTGAGTCCGTCAGCATTTTCGTCGAAGAACTTTACACACAGCGCGTTGCTCTCGTCAGCAGCTACGTCGACATCGAAGGGTCCATACCTTCTGTTTATTTCCTCGAACAAGTAGCGGGGAGTGCATAGGTTTTGTCTAGCTTTCCTCTTGTTGATCGGTATTGTCGATAATTCGGTTGAGCTTGATAATTTGTCTTCGGCGCTCAAGTCTTCGATAGGTTGCGTCATCTGTTCTCTCCAATTGGTCTGTGCTTCCGACGTCCATCCTCCTTTCGGAGACAGTAAACTCACGCATGGGTCGCCCCTTGCATCGTTGCCTTCCTCCGTCCGGCGGTCCTGAACATTCAGAGCACGGGTCTTCGTTCATCTCGTGATAGCCCATCACCAAAGCTCCATGTAGGAGACAGGTGTCAGGCACCACGTTAAGTTTGATAGCAAGCTTTAGCTCGCGATCTTGCTGTCTTGCAGCGGTAAATTGAAAATAGTTACTCATCCTTTTAGGCTAACCATTTTTTTTCTGACATAATCCACCTCGGTGCCTGAACCCGCCAGAGCCTTTCTCGTAGAACTCCTCTCTTGGTAGCCAAGCTTCGCATTTATAGCACCATTGGTTGCCTTGCTCCATCTGCTCTGTGACCTCTTCAACAGGCAGCCCGTATCTCGCCGCTACACGGGTGTAATGGCTGGGGTACACCTTTTGTCCGTTGAGCACCTTCCGCACCATGCGAACGTCTATTTTTAGTCGCTTAGCTAGCGCATTTGACGAGAGGTCTTCGGTCTTCTTCAGATGGTGAATGCGATTCACTTTTTTGTTCATCTCACTAACTAGATTCATGTCACCAGCACCAGAGTAGGTTTGTCACTTTCAATGTTTGATCCAGTCCACGGTGGCTTTGCTCCTTCGTGTAACTGTTGCACTTGCGACAGATTGATCCAGGTTATGTCTGCATCTTTGTCTTTCACATCTGCTTCTCGCGTGTACGTGAGTATGCTGCCCATGTTGTAAGATCTGTTCTCCAGATTTATAGCATGAGATGCGCTAGGCATCTTGCCTAGTAGCCATCCCTTCTGGTTCTGGCTTTCTTCGTTCCAGTGAGCATCCTCTATATCTATAAAACGTATACAGTTTCGTTTCGCCTTAGTAAGATCTGTGCCTGTTCCCCACGCGGAGACCTGCAGACGGTCATCTAGTGATGCCTTACCTTCAACGGCAAGACATATGAACAGACTATCCTTCTTGGTTTTCATAGTATTCCTCCATTTGTTTCTCATAGAACCTAGCTTTGTTTGCTCGGTCGGGAGCTTTCTTCCTTTTCTCAACAATCTCTTCAATAATATACTTGCAATATGCTTTGACTTGATCCGGCGGCAATCGCTCTTCAGGTGATGGCCTGTCATCTACAATGCGGTCGTACTCTTTGAGTTGTCGATCTTGAAACCTCTGCTTCTTGACCTGGTCAAACGCATGACTCTTCAACGCAGCAGGCGACGGCGGGAACTGCTCCCGGTTATTCAGCCACCACTGCACTGAGTCCTCTAGATCTTTCGGCTTCATCTCGCCAAGCACCTGTGCCCAGTGCTGCCACTGAGCTTTAGTAAAGTGACGATCATAGCAGCCGAGAAGCGGGGTCAGTATTCTCACCAACCCCTTCCCGTCTAGACTATCCATGCCGTAAAACCTGATCGATTGCATCAGCAACTGAATCAGACTCATCCTCCAGGCTTACGTCCGCTGAACTCTCAGCCAGCTGCTGAAACCTGGCGGGGGTCAGAACCCAGCTAAAGTTAGCAACCCAGCCTCTGTTGTTCCTGCCTGCATACCAGCTGTTCATGCTCATGAACTTGAATATTCTTTCCCACACAGTGTAGTCTGGATACTCTTTCCATCGAGCCCGGACTCGCCGCAGACGAGCGTCTTGATTCTTCTTGCTGGGCGCTGCCTTAGGCACCCCCTCCTGTCTGTATTTGTTCCAAAGTTCACAAAGCTTGGATTCTATTTCTCTATCATTCTCAGTCGTCATTTGTATCTCCTGGTTAGAACGGCAAATTGTCGTCCTGTTGCTGTTGTTGTTGCTGTTGTTTGCCCTTGCCTCCAGAGCTAGCGAATTGAATACTTTGGATTACTCCACTGGGCTGCCTCCACTTTCCTTCATCGTCCTTGTACGGCTTTAGTTCCGCTGTCACTAAGACAGAAGACCCCTTCTTGGCTTTTGACAAGAGTCTTCGGTGTCTCTCTTCGAAAGCTGAAAGCTTCCAGTACATTACGTCACGACTATAAGCATCGTCGGCGACCCGGATTCTAGTTACCGGACCACCATTGGTTTGCGCTTCCTCTGGGTCTGCAACGAGGTTTCCTAATGTTGTTAATATGTTCATGTCTCTCTCCTATCATGTCCTAATTTTGTTCTCTAGGGCTAGGCCCTCTTCGTAAATCCTTCGCGCATCTGGGTCGAGAAGACCCTTCTCTGTAATGAGTTTGGCAACTGAGATGACTTGGCTTTCATCTCCGTGGACTGCGTCTCGGTCAATTCCATGCGCCTCAAACAGATCCGACCCCCAAGCAAAGTAAGCTTTCTTGATGATGCCTTGCGCCTTCAGCAGTTTGGCGTTGGGTTTCTCTCCTACGCTCTCCTCCATGTGTGCGTCTTTGCCTGTCTTCGGAAGGTCTTCACCTGCGTACACATACAATCCAAGCCCGAACATGGCTATCGTCTTTACTAAGCAGCGTTGGTAGGCGTCACTGATTGCCCGTGTATTCGGATTCTGTATCGCCTGGTTCCGGTTGTTCATAACTGGCAGGAACATCTGCCGTGTTACGCTTTCATCCCCGGAGGCAATGCAAAGCGTACACCATACCATGACGCTATGGTCTTCAGCTATCTCGTGCCGAAACGAAAAGCTACTATCAGGGTAGTGCTTCATGAGCTCTTCCCAGGCGTATGTCCAGGACAAGTAAGAGAACTGCCCTTTCTTCTTCAGTTGTTTGTTTATGTTTATAGCAGACAATGTCTCCCATATTTCTGTTGCGATTGGTTTCTTCATTCAGTCTTTCTTCCTTTTTACTTTGAGGATCCTATTCCCCTTTCTATTGGCCCGCCATGTGGCGAGACCGTGAGTTGTTTCCACTGCCTCCATCGAGCCAATCTCAGCTCGCAGGTGGTTGTCAATTGCCTCCTTCTCCTTGGTCAAGTCAGAGATCATCTGCGCTAGTTCGACGCGCCTCATGATTCTCTTGTTTGTTTTTGCTGATCCCTTGATTGTTTTCTTCTGTATCGCGTTCCATTTCTTTGACAAGTATTTCTTCCACGCTGGCTTGTCATTTATCTCTGGCTCCTGCTTGTTCTTCACTTTGTCTAAGAAATTTAGAGTCTGTTGGATCTGTACTCTCTCCTTCTCAAGATCCCGAAGCAATGGCCCGTAGACCTTTACCTGTGTTCCCATCAGGCATGACACATAAGCGTACCATACATCGTAGACAGCCATCTGCTGGATGACTTGCGTCTGCACGTATTCAGGTATCGCGTCCCAGCCATCTCTTGGATCGCCCCAGTGAGCAGCCCTGTTTACACCGACCATCTTGGCTTCGATGATAACCTGCTCTTTCTTGCCATTGATCTCCGCGATTCCAAACGCATCTGCCGTAGCAAAGATACCAGGGTGCTTAGGGTGCCGACGTGTTTCCTCGTTGATCGACTTCAGCTCAATGCCTGCTTTCCGGCAGCCTATCTTTAGGTTGATAGGTTCTGTCTCTTGTCCCAGCTCCGTGGCTTCATTGCCTGTGAACTCTTCGATGAGCCCCAGCTTACTCTGCCAGAGCTCGATGCAATCCTCCTTGGCAGCAAAGCTTTCACTCGCGCCAATTCCAGACTTGCGGTCAAAGCTTTCATCAAATCCCATTACTCATCTCCTTCCTTAGTTAAATGTATGGTGAATCCTTCGCTTGTCTGACTTATCCTGAAGCCTGGGCTGGTCTCAGGTCTAGCTGTCCTCTCGGGTGCAGGGGTCTTACTGTTTTGATACGCAATCAAGAACTTCTCAAAGTGCTCCAGCGTGAGTACCACAAACGGCTCGGCGCGATCATCTTTTATAATGCCAACAGCCATATGATCAGCAGGTGCATCTCTCAATGCTTGCGCCAGTGCAGCCCTTGGGTTTGGCTTGCGTCCTCTCTTGCACTCAAACCATATGTCACCTGGAAAGATAACATCTGGCGTGAAGGGGCCAGCATTCTGCCATCCTCGTTTGATTTCGTCAGCGAGATCGGGAAACAATTCCTTTAGTCTTCGTGATACCCATCGTTCAAAGTTGTGCCCCTTTGTGCGTGACGCTCGGCCTCCCATCTTATCCCCCAATCCACGTCAAGATAAACCAGAACACAGTAACAGCAAACGCTGCAGCCAGCAGCTCCTCGATCATGACCTTCATCTCTTCTGCTCTTTCTGCACAAGACGCTCAAGAGCGTATCGAAGTACAGAGCTCATTGTCTTTAGATGAGGATGACGTTGAATGTAGCCTTCTATTTGCTTGGCTTGCTGTTCTGTGATTCTTGCCCGAACTACTCGTCCTTTGGTTGCGTGGCCCATTGTGGCCATTCTCTACGAAGGGTCCTCCTTGGTCAAGTCAGCTTGACTGTCCATGTAGTCGCAGAATGCTTCGTCTCTAGCTAGCCCTTCGATTACGTATTCCGTGATCAATTCGGCGCGTGTCCGAATCATTGAAGGCCTGCCGTTAGCCCACTGATCCATTGGCTTTCTAATTTTGGTCATGCGGTCAAGCCGCTCTATTGTCTTCGCCGTCGGGCGAAAACTTATTTGCTGATTCATATCGTCTCCTCACTTGTTCGTTTGTCAAAGTGTAGTGCGGATTCGAGGTCCTCTACCTCATCGCGCACTATCATGATCTCTAGCTCTTTGATCGCGTACAAGATCGTCACGCTCGCATGTATGGCTGCCACTGCTGCATCTGCATCAAGTTTAGCCTTCTTTACTTGCGCTAGGTTATCTTGGGCGCTCCTCAACCGAGACAGCACGTGCTCAATTAGCATCTCTCCTTTTACATGTATTGGTTTCACTCTGTGTAGTCCTCCGAGCCCACCGAGCACATGTAATATGTCTTTTCTACAAGTCTCCAGTTGTTCTCCTTGGCCACTTGCAGAGCCAGCGGATAACTAAACGTTCCTAGACAATCGTTTCGAGGGTTCTCGTCGCAGGGCATGGGTATTAAGCCCTTCATTGCAGTAAAAGCGATTGACGCAGGGTCATCTGCCAACACGCACTCATCCTGATCCGTCTGGAACGAATACATTTTTATCGCCGGTCTCTCCTCCAGTTGATACCGGATATGAGCAAGCTCATCCTCGCTCTTCTTGAGCCAGTCAGTTATGCTCTCAATTTCCATTAGTATTGTCTCCTTTGCCACTCTTCAGTGACTTTCATCTCATAGTCCCACTGAGCTTCATCTTCTGCGGTCTCTCGCTCCGCGTCGAATGTGGTCATTGCTGCCAGTGTAGCACAAATCTCCTTATTGACAACCCCATCCTCCCACTCGGGGTCGCTGTACATACCTCTAAGGGTAGACCGGAACTCTTCTGACTGCTTGGCGATGCAGTATGAGCTGAATCTGCCATGTGGCTGGGCCTGCCCCAGCAGTATGTTTTCAATCCAAGTACTGAAGCCTTCCTCTAGGACAGCTATGTTCTCCGGGTTCTCCTTGATTACTCCTCGGAATAATTCCAGGGCCTCATTGATTATCTTCTCTAGGTTTCTCATCTCTCATCTCCTTGATCACCCCTTCCAGGGCTTTTATCTGGTCGCGGTATTGCATAGCCTGCTTGTACCAGTATTGAACATCCTGCAAGGTGTCCTGCAGTTCGTTGGCAAAGCCTCTCAGGAATGGCACAAGCCACTCTCTCCCGTGAACCTCATTACTCATGACTAACCACCACGACGAGTGCTTCATCGTCAGTAAAAACGACATGCTGGACGTTGTCCTCCGCAAGTTGGGTTGCCGCCGCAACTAAAGTTGCAATGATCATAATTATCTTCTTCATTAGTGTATCCTCCCCCAGCTGCGCGGATTGCAGCGCGAGTTGACGCTGGACTTGACCAGCTCTACCTTTACGCCGACCTCCTCAAGTCTCTTGACGAGAAGAGGTAGATCGCAATCCTCCTCAAGAGCAAGCATGTTGTCTCTACTTCGATAGGAATACTTGCTAAACTCAGTGGCTTGTATGCCTAAGCTAGCCAGCCAGTCGGCATCTACGATTGCCCAGGCATGTCCTGGGTCCTCCGCTATGTATATCTTCATCTTACACCTCCTTGAATTTGAAGTAGAACCTCGGTCTGTGAGAGAACATCAGTGTTCCCTTCACTCCGTCTGACTTCCTGACCACACTGACAAACGGCGCTAAGAAGTGCTTCACATCGAATTCTTCCACCATCTCGCTGGTGGTCCACACTCTTCCGTGATTTTTCTTCAACGCTGCTTTAGCGATCTCTTCATTTACATTTATCTCAGTCATCTGTTTCTCCTAGTTTAGTACCGCTAAGCGGTAGTGTTTGCGCGTGGCTGACGTGCCATGCACTTTGTTAATGATTGACGCTCTCGCATCATCGTCATCTGCTGCACCGTCGCATAACTTGCAGGCGGCGCACTTGATATTTGAGTCTTGTGAGTTGGGACACGGCGACCACTTGATCTTCCTGCTCTCCAGTTGCTCTGAAGCCTTGGGCAAAGATTCGTCAGGTATCGCCAGAAAGAACCGCCACCCCATGTCGCGAGCCTCGATGGCTTCCTCCACTGTATGACATGACGCCATGGCAAACTCACGAAAGCGCTGATCACAGTCCCGCCAGTCGGACACGTACATGGTCCAGCCGCGATGACCGACCACTTCCAGTATTGACTCGGTCACCTCGAAAGGTACAGCACTCATGTTGCCGTATGCGCCAAAGCGTACCGGCCCCTCGCCTTGCTCTAACAGCTTGATGGCTGCCTCTGGATCGTATTCGTACCGTCCGCGATCAATGGCGTCCGCTGTGGTGTCGAAACCCATTCTACCGAGATTCACATAGCAAGCCGTGCCTCTCAGCTTGCAATCGCCACAGACACTATGGTCTCGACCCTCACGGAGAGCCTGGCTGGGCTTACCCATCGGCAATACTGACACGTTTGCCATGCCTGTCTTACTGTTGCTTGATCCGTTCAGCTGGTTGACGACTACCCGTACTTGCTTGCCGTCATATAACGACGGTCCCTCGTACCATACGGCACCCAGTGGTGCCTTGGTTTTCGTTCTAATCGTTTGCGCTGGCTGGTTCCACCGCTCGATTATTTTTTTTATGTCCATCATCTCAGTCCTCCTTATGCGCTACAGCAGCCGCAGCACGGTGCATCAATGCACTTGCCTCGACTGTTTTGATAATAATAATTCCCGGTTGACGGGAAGTATGTCTCTACTACTCTCGGCTCCCTTTCTTCATGGCAAGCCAGGTGGTACACCTTCCATTTGCCTCCCTCTTTTTTGATTATCCCGGCGCGCCTTGCTACTCGCGCACCGCACTCGGCGCAACTGGCCGGGTATCTATTTGTCTTCATGTAAGAACTCCTTCTACGAGCCAAAAGCGCCCGTCTCCATCGACAGCTAGTGTGTCGTTTTCCTTTCCTTTCGGTGGGCCTATGGTGATCTCTCCATTTTTGATCTTGTCTGCCAGCGATTGAGTCTCGCCGGTTTGCGCGTAGTACCTGACTGCACTACCCATGTTGACAAAGTGACTGGTTCCCCAGCGCACCCCTTTGAGTTGTTCAACTCTTTTGTATTTCATGATGTCTCCTTCCTTCCGTGGCCAGAAGGCATGAGTGACGCACTCGGAGATTATGTCCACGGCATAAGAGGCCCAGTGTCCTCTCAGGTCGCGTCCTCGCGAGTACTTCTCTATGTATTCGTGCCCCGGAATCTTTTTGTTCTCGGGGATTGATCGAATTAGTGTTATGAGCTTGTCTACGGTCTCGACAATCTCTTGACGATGCTCTCTGTATTTCACCAGTCTTCTCCTATGTCTGCTGGGTCGTACCAGTCAGGCGCGATATCACTCATCTTATTCTGAATCGGCTTTCCTCGTTTTGTTCCTTCATACTTGGCTTTTGGGTATTCCTCCTTGGCATGTTTGATCGTGTCTTTCAGGTTCCCGTGATCACTCACGTCAAACCGTTCGACGATCCTATCAAAACTGTCTCCTGCCCAGACGGAAGATTCACAGATGGTGCCATACTCCCTGACTTGCACATTCTGGTGTGCCTCGTTTGTCCACGGACATATGCCGTCGTCGATACAAATGTAGTACCCTTGAATATCATCCATTTTCTTTTATCTCCTTCCAGTCTCCAGCCAGCGTAAACGGTTAGCTTTGATTCGTTTCTCCTGTGCCTTCATCTCCGCCACGTAGTCTCGGTATAGGGCTGGATGGCTATGGTAGCACCAGCAGCAAATCTGTCTCGCTAAATAACGACAGAGCCGATAGTCCGGATAACTGACTTCAGAGTAAATCTCTGCGCTATCGGGATCATCCGGGTTTTCGGCTTTAGCTTGGATCTCCATCTCCTTGTCGATGTGAGATTCTAGATAGTCGTCTAGCCCCTTGAAGGAAGGGCTCTCACCCCGAAATTTGCACTCCCAAATATATATCTTGAACAGGTGATCTGCTATGTCATGAACACTCATTGTCCTTCTATCTCCTTTATCTCTTTCAGGAACCGTCGCTCCTGAGCTTTCATTGTTGCCTCGTAAGAGGCGCGTAACACCTCCTCACTGACGTGGTAAGCTAGGCCCAGATCGGGCCATACTCCCTGGTTTATCTCGGCGAGTTCCCGTTGAGTCTCAGCGAGCCACCTCTTGAGTTGTTGTAGCCTTTTCATATCCTTGTTCTCCTCCTACCAGGGAAGCACTGCCACTTCTGGCAGGTTCCTGTCGTCCTTCAGTCCTCCCGCTGGACGGCGTTGTCTTATTTTTATTTCGGCAGTGTATTTTCTGGGGCCCACCAATTCCCCGAACTCATCAATCGGACAGACTCCATTCCGCCCGTTGTAGTCCCACCTTGCTAGCTCGGTTGCCGATGCTTTTCCGATAAGCCCTCGCGCACTCACTTCTCCTAGTGAGGTCTTGAAGACTCCGCCTTCTTGACCGTATTCGTACATCATGGCAGTCAGCTGCCCCGTGTCTCGGAGACGAATCGCCTCCTTTCTAGCTCGCTTGTAGGCTTCAGCCTTCTTCTTGTTCGCCGCCTTTCGGTCGGCGTAAGCTTTCTTGGAGTCCCTCCTGCTCCAGAAGATCACCTTTGGATCGTCTGCCCAGAAAGAGACGTCTGCGATCACATGCCCCTCTAGGACCACATGATATAGGCCATTGTGGTTCATCCCTCTTGAGATGACCTTCACTCCTTCAGTGGCGTCCATCCAGTCCTGTTCGACTAAATCGAGGATGACGGCTTTGTCTTTGGTGGCATATGCCTGCCGTATCTCTTCTTTGTTGTAGTTCATCGGTGTTTCCTCCTTTATCGTACGCATTTGCGCCTGCCTCCTCGCATTTTCGCCCATGCCTCCTGGACACTCTTGCCCTTGTACCGGTGGTGTCGTCCTCGGCGTATCATGATCTTAGGCATCGCCCTGATTCTGTTATTCATTTCGGTCACTGCGTCATCAATGGCTCGCAGCGTCGAATCTTTTGGACCAAACTCTACCCCCCTAGGGGCGAGACCTGGTCGTGGACGTACGGCTGTCGTGTTTAGTGGTTGTTCGTTGTCGTTCTCACGATACGTGATTTGTTCTCGACGTGGCTGTGCTGTCACGCTCGGGTTTGTGTATTCTGTTCTAATGCTCATGTTGAATCCTCCTTGGTTTGTGGCTGTGCAGATGTAACTCGACGAAAGTTTTTATCAGTCACCTGCGCGTTAGCCGACTTCGAGCCTAGCGGAATCACCCGCTGCACTTTTTCTGGACAGTAAGTCGTCCAGACACACGGCTGCCCTTTGCTTTTACACGCCGCATCTATGCCTATATAGGGCAACGATTAACACGACTTGGGATAGAGGAGACCTGTTAAGGCTAGTCCTGGTCCGTGGGTCGATAAGTTAACCGAGTATGTAAATAACCCGCCTAGGAATCGAACCTAGGTTATGCCAATCGGGCTAGTAGGCCTTTAGGCCTGGTTTGTTAGTTTATGGTTTCGGCCTGCTTCTCTGCCTGGTCAATACGGGCTTGCATGTCTCTCGCCACTAGGCCTGCCTCGGTGTTAGCACGTGCTAGGCCTGAGATGAGCTTACGCAGGCTCCCGACTTGCTCCCGTAATGCTTTCAGGTATGGAACTCCAATATTAAGACGAGCGTCAGACAGCTTGCGCATTGCGTTGTTGTATTGTGCAGGTGTCCAACCGTTCGGGCCCTTGCCCGTTTCAAACCCTGGAACCCAGTACAGTCCGATGCCTACATGGTCATTTGTTTCAACCTCTGTTATTCCCTCGGGGATTTTCGAGTATTTGCGAACGACTACGAACCTCCCCCGCTTAGGCTGATTTTTCGGGGTTCGGTCAAGAAACCCCGCTTGGTAGTGACTAGCTTGGTCAATAACGTCCAGGGCTTTCTCGGGTTCGGCTCCGATATCCTTGACGATTGCTTCGTATTCTTTGGACAACTTTTCGATAAAATCGGCGTTGTCCTTCGTATTTAATCCTCGGGCTTGGGTTCGTGTTATTGCGTGAAGCATAGTAATATTCTCCTTGGTTCGTGGCCGGTTAATTCCGATACACGACACTAATGCAGATTATATGCCAATTGATTAGCATTCATATTCCTACCGTGTTTCTACCTTATGCCTACCATAAATGGGCAGTGTGCACCATATTGTGAGCAGTGTGCAATAGTTGGGAAGAGTGAGTCTTGACCAGTCCTGCACTCTTGAAAGCTGAAAGTATCACTTCTCACTTTCGATAAAGTAGGAAGTAGTAAGTAGCACTTCTCACTTCT